TCTTACTGAGGTTATTTTAGACCTGTCATGGTTCAACACGAACCATGACTCAGAACCCGAGTTGGGCCATTGTGGCCCAACAGGCGCTCGATAAATCGAATAAGGCGCCTACGGGTCCTGTAACTAGTAAAGTGGAGAAGCGCAGGTATGGCTTCTCCTGTCACCGATGCACATGGGTGTACATCAAGAGAGGAACGCACAGCCTCTACGAAGGCGTAGGACACGCCCGTGAGGATCTACTCAATGAGGGATACGAGAGATATATCGCCAAGAGATGCAAAGAGCATGTTTCACAAGCTAAGCGATACTCTCGTGCCGTTAAGACATTCGTCCAGTTAGACGAAATACGAATGAACGAAGAACTAGATGTACTACGATTCGTTACCTTAACGCACCCTAAATGGACTGTGACCATTCCATTCGAACAGTGTGGAGTCTCAAACACTGGCGCAACTGGAGATACCAGAACAAGTGGTGGATCTCAAGGAACGCCCTTGGCAGGTATTGGCCTGAGTGTGTCCAGACAATAGTCTGGGACGGTTGGACCTGTGTAGGAATGCAGCTGCATTTCCACACACACTCAATCATTGTCAGCAAGTACCTGGACAACAAACCCAAACTGGACTACGGCGTCAAAGTACCTGACGGAGAAGCCGTCTTCCAGGAAGACTCGAAATTCCACAAAGAGTGGGGCGGCATCGTGGATGTCCGCTCGGTCAAAGACTACCAACGAGAATATGTAGTCAGAGGTGAAACCCGAAAGGGTTGCGGCAGAAAGGCCTGCGTGAATTATCTTACGAAATACATCACCAAAGCAAACCATTGGAAATCCTGCAAAATAGGCAAATGGTAGTGCAATAAATTCACTTAATGCACTCAAGATTTGCAGGGCGCACGGTGCTCGTGCGCCTGCCGCCTGCTCACTGCTCGCCGAGCCTGTAAACGAGGTGGAGACCACCTCGCTCGGCTTGTGAGCGATTGAAGAGGAAGTGCGTGGGGGGAGGAATGCGGGGTGCACCAAGTCCCTAAAATTCAACCACACATCTTCTCAAAGGATTCGGAGAGAATGGATCACACACCATCTCGAGATCGGAATCTATTGATTCCCCAAAGACATCGACATAATCTTCACGATCGTGACCAACATCATGAAGAACACCGGAAAACCCTACTCCAACAATAACCAATCCTACAACCACAGTTGCAGCTGCACCTGGTACTCCCGTAAAGGGAACATGAAACCAACTCAAACCCGGCAATGCAATAGCAGTGCCAAGAACAATGGCTCCTGCAGAATAATGCATCAGCGCTTCGCCCTGACCATGGTCTTGGTGGACTTACGACCACCAGTGTAGCGGTATTGCACCAACTTACCCTTGTGCTTACCTTTGCTCGCCTTGAACTTCTTACCATACTTGTACTTCGCCATATTAACACACTCCCCCAATGAAAGAGACTGCGTTAGCCAGGGCACCAGCCTGCCACAAAACAAACACGATCACAGCCGTGAGTATTTGGTTATCTTTAATCAACTGACCAATCTGAGCCATCTTCGCTGCGGATACAGCCTTCTCAGGAATAGGTCCATCGATGGTCATCGGAACGACCCCATCGACCGGGCAGCAACGCCCTTGTATGACCCACGGGTCATGTGAATCCTAAGGAATCCCTCACCAGCACCACCAGCGGTCTTCAGGGCGAGGAGACCCAGGGGGAACAATCCCCCATTCAAATTAACTGGTCGTCCAGTAGTACCCGTAAAAGAACGGTCGACCATCACACCTCGCTCTGCAGACTCACCATTACCAACATAGGTAGGAGCAAGAGAAGTATCCGCCTGATTGGCATACGGCGGGACATCATTCTCAGTATCAATCAACTGAATAATATCAGATGTCATATCGGCGAGTCCCTCGCCTGTTCGAGTTATCCAGGACAAGTGTGCCTGGTCACTGATTAATGGATCAGGTGAAAGTGTAGCACGCCTGGTCTCTCCCCAGGCATTAATCAAACCACCATACAGAGAACCGTTATCGTTTCCAAGCATCCCAACTGGTAACTCAGAGACGGTAGTAACCGCTCCAGTTGGATCTAAGTCATGAATCATCATATCTGCACGATTCCATTCTGAGCCCGTAGTATCCAAAGGCTCAGCCGCTAATGAAGCATTGATACCCAGCGGCAATAATTCAACCCAAGCACCATTCTTGTGATCCTCACACATCCATGGTTTGTAATCCGACCACTTTCCGGGCTCTACCCCGGACTCGTCAATAGCCTCGGCTCGCTGCTGCCTCCAAACATGGAAACCCAGTTTGTAAGCACCAAGAGTATTGTAATTCTCAGGAATCTTGACTATTGTACAAGTATCACCTGCGGCTCCAATATACTCAATATAATCAATCGAATATACGTAGCCGGATCTGTACGAACGTCGGTTGTACAAGGACAACGCTCGTGGACAGTCCACTACATAGTTGGCGCTCGCAGGAACATAAAAATCAAGAGTTGTAGTATTCAACTGCGGGTGCGCCATAGAGAACTAAAGTAAAGATACGGTCTAAGAATCTTACTGAGGTTATTTTAGACCTGTCATGGTTCAACACGAACCATGACTCAGAACCCGAGTTGGGCCATTGTGGCCCAACAGGCGCTCGATAAATCGAATAAGGCGCCTACGGGTCCTGTAACTAGTAAAGTGGAGAAGCGCA